CTGGAAATTCTGCCTGGCCGTTATGCCGTGCCTTCCGATGCTGGCGTCGCAGTGATGCGTGCCACCACCGACCAGGGCATCGAGCTGGTGATGCAGAAGTTCTACGACATTGACAGCATGACCATCAAGTACCGCATGGACACGCTGTTCGGTGTTGTGAACAAAAACCCCGAGATGAGCGGAATTTTGCTGTTCAATCAATAATTGAATAGGATAATACCGCTTGGTGTGCTATCATGCTCTTGAGTTAATCAGGAGCATGATATGCACATTCTGTACAAGTTGGTTTTTGCATCGGGCAAGGCATACATCGGACAAACGGCACGCAATATGAGCATCCGCATCGCACAGCACAAGCGGTCTGTCAAAAGTGGCAGCCAGCTTCCTGTGCACTGTGCATGGCGCAAATATGGCGATCCTGAAATCACGGTGGTTGCTGAGTTCGATACGCAAGACGAACTTCATGCAGCGGAAAAGGCAGCGATCATCGCTGTAGGCACGTTGGCTCCACAAGGGTACAACGTCGCCTATGGTGGTGACACTGCCCCATCCAAGAATCCAGAGGTGGCGGCAAAAATTGCCGACAAAGCTACTGGACGCAAGTACTCTGACGTTTCCTCATGGGTTGATGCTTCGACACGACGCTGGAAGGATGCCGATTACCGCAAGAAGGTATCGGACGGGCTGAAAGCGACATGGACGGATGAAAAGCGTGCTGAACGCTCTGAGCAATCGAAGCGAGCATGGCAAGAACGCAAGGCATCTGGCTATGCAATGCCAGAGACGACCAAGCAAAAACTTGCAGCCTATGAGAGAACGCCAGAGACCCGCGCAAAGATGAGCGCGGCTGCCAAGGCTCGAAAACGCACATTGCGTGATGACGAGACAAAGCAGAAAATTGCAGGCAAGACTGCAAGCTCGTGGCAAAACCCTGAAGTCAGGGCCAAGCGACTGGCTGCCATGCAACTGGCCCGTGAAAAACGCAAACAGGAGAAGGCACCATGCCACTAACCAAGGGTTACTCAAGCAAGTCCATCGGGAAGAACATCTCGAAGGAAATGAAGTCTGGCAAGCCGCAAAAGCAGGCTGTGGCCATCGCTTTGAACGTCGCCACCAAAGCCGCCAAGGCTGCTGGCAAACCCAGCAAAGCGCCAAAGAAGGCCAAGAAATGAAGTCCGGCCTGTACGCCAACATTCACGCCAAGCGTGAGCGCATTGAGCGCCAGAAGGCTGCAGGCAAGACGCCTGAGCGCATGCGCAAGCCAGGCACAAAAGGTGCGCCAACCGCTGAGGCTTTCAAGGCCGCAGCAAAGACCAGAAAGAAGGCCAAGTGATGGAAGAAAACATCCTCGCCCCGAAATACCTGAAGAAGAAAAAGCCCGTGAAGGTGCGCAAGCCATCGCGCCCCATCGACGGCATCAATCACCGTCTGCTGGCGCAGCAGGCCACCCAGGTGCTGGAGGAAGTTGCAGCTGAAGTCTCGGCCGTGCCAGATGACAACGCAGCGCCCACCCGCATCGAGCTGATCGAGAAGGCCAAAGAACTCGGCCTGACGTTCACCAAGCGCACCAGCGACGAGAAGCTGCTGGCCATGATCACCGAAGCACTCAGCAAGCAGGAGGCCTGATATGGGTTACAGCAAGCGCCAGTTCGTTGCAGCCGCATTCGAGGAAATCGGCCTTGCGTCCTATGTCTTCGACCTGCAATCCGAGCAACTTCAGTCGGCTTTGCGTCGCATCGATGCCATGATGGCCGACTGGAACGGCAAAGGAATTCGTCTGGGCTACCCACTGCCAGGCAGCCCACAGGACAGCGACCTCGATGAGCCGACGCTGGTTCCTGACTGGGCAAATGAGGCCATCATCACGAATGCAGCTATTCGCATTGCACCTGGCTTCGGCAAGGTGGTGATGCCCGAGACCAAGGCCGTGGCAAAGGACAGCTACAACACCCTGCTGCAGCGTGCGACCGCACCCATTCCGCAGCAGATGCCCGTCACCATGCCGTCTGGCGCTGGCAACAAGCCCTGGCGCGTGTACGACAACCCATTCCTGCGTCCTCCGGTCGATCCGGTCACCGCAGGCCCGGACGGCCCCATCGAGTACAACTGAGGACAAACCATGCCACAAATCAACCAACTGCCGCTGCTGCTCCAGGCATCGCCTGGCGATCAGATTCCCGTCTACACCCCGAACAACGGCGACGCACGACGCCTGCCTATCGGTG